CGCAAAGTCTTGAGTTGCAAGGGTAGAAAAAGCAGAGCCTAGGGCACCAGCTGCCGTCGTTAAAACTGCCAAAGGCCCTAAAACCGCGCTTATGGCGCCGCCCAAAGCGCCAACCGCAGGAACAGCAGATTTAGCAGCTGCGCCAATGCCCCTTAATCCGCCAACTCCTTTGCCTACGTTTTGAAGCTTTCCTGCAGCGCCTACAGATGCACCCTGTACTTTTTTTAAAGATTGCTCAAGCTTGTTGGCCTCTTGTACCGACTTGGCCGTAGTCAGCTTGACGCCTACTTCTGCGACGGTCGCCATAACTGCCCATTCATTGCCTTAACTTTAGCGTCTGCGCTTTGCTCGTTTCATTTCCGCCTCTTGCTCTTCATTCAAAACACCAAAATAAGTTGACCAAATCAACAGCTCTTCCCAGGTGACCTCATTCATTAATCGCGTCAACGTATAGCCAAGCTCTTTTGCGACGCCAAGCTGCAACCTAAGCAGATTGTCTTTCTTCAGCTCAGCTTTCAGTCTTTTGGGTCAACTGCCTCAGCGCTGTCCTCTTCAATCACCGCAAGCATCAACGCCTGTAAGTCAGCGTCACGCACTTCATGCTTTAGCTCAGCCGATTGCCCAGCGCTAAACAAACGCGAACCGCTTTCGTCTTGCGCTTTTAAAATCAGCAGCTGCAATGCAAACGCATTAACGTCATCTTGCGTTCCTTTTTGCGCTCGCTCGCGCTCAGCCATGGTCAATGGTGTGCGCCAAAACTCAAACGCTGATCCATCCTGAAGCGTTACGACTTTTTTGACTGGTTTTAGATTTGCAGCCTTTTTCAGCCGTTCAAGAGCGCTAGGCACAAAATAATCGCCGTTCATTGACACTTTACACATAAAAAAGCCCCCGGCACAAGCCAGGGGCAAAACCTAAAACGACAATTGTCAGGAACGAGCAAAGTCGAAAGTAGGTGCTGAGGTTGGGCGGAAGCTGACTTCAATGGATTGCGCATCGTCTGGGGTGACAGAGAACGATGCTGATGTAATGCTGGCAGGAACCTCGATTGAAGTGCTAGCAGCATCGGCAGGCGTTCCAGATGACAAAACGACATCTGTGTAAAGCTTGAACGTTGCTCCAACCTGCTTGCGCTGAATAACGTCTTCAATCAATCGGTTGCCAATTGTGGTGTCATCATCAGTAAAATACACAGTGGCTGAACCTGTTCCATCCGCAAAACCAGTGATAAAGGTTCGGAACGGTGCAGTTTGGCCAAGTGTTCCACCAATCGTGGTGGTGTCCAACTCTTCTCTGTTTACTTCAAATGACCACTGGCGACAATCACCAACAGACTGAAACTCTGAAAACTTAATTGTGAACGGAGTTGTGCCGTCAGTGCCGTCATTAGACAATGTCAATTCACTGCCGCCAGCCGTTGCAGCAAAAGTGGCAATGCCAGTTGCTGCGGCGTAAGTCCTGATAAAGACTGGAGTTCCCGCAGACAAGCCACCTGGCAAGGTGCCGCCGGTTCCGGTGCCAAAAGAAACCTTATCGTCAACCTTAAAGTTGAGAAAAGTTCCAACGTTGATGTTGTTGCTGCCGCTGGTGACATCTGCAGCCTTGAAAGTGCTGTCAGTGCCAGCGGGCTTGTAATAAAGGGCGCCGGACGTACCGGACAAAACAGTAGCCATAGTGATGAACGGTAACGGCTTTTTCTATCTTATTGTAAGTAGGCGTCGAAGGTCACGCTTAGCTGCGTTTGAAAGTAAGCCTCTGGCGCTGCAGGCTGAATAACCGCTGGCCCCGACGCTGCGTCAAACGTGATATTGCTAACAGTAACGCGATCAAACAAGTCTTTTACGCGCTCAGCGATTGTGTAATTAGCGCCAGTGCCAACACCGACGGCGGTAAAGATATTGACAACAACAACGCCGGTTTGACGGTTAAAGCCTGTCGTTGGGGCTTGCAATGTTAAGTATTGATTGTCATTAAACTGAAGCTGCACTTGGACCCAGCTAGCGGCATCAGGCGACGTAAACGGCACGTTTGTATAGGCCACCTGAATTGCTGGAGAGTTTGCCATTTCCGTTGCAATACGGCTCTCAATGGCAGCTCTAACGTCGTTGTAAGTGCTGCTCATGGCTCTGCCTTAATTCTTGCCGCAAGTGTAGGGATCGTGCGTTGCACATATTTTGCTGTCGCTTGAACCCAGCCAGGTCCACCCGTTTGACTACTGCTGCCTTCGCCAAGCGGTGCGGTTGCAAGCTTTACTGCATACGGCAAGTTGTTGTAAACGATGTAATCGTTGCCAGCTTTCTCCTCCGAATAGTCAATTTTTCTCGGCTCTTCAGGGTTTGGCGCTGCGTATTTGCCAGCCGGTTCACCGGGAAACGTTGCACTGTTTTCGCCAACAACCCAACTTGCTTTAAATCGGCCAGTGTCAACAGGGCTTTTTTGTACCAACGATTTATAGGTTTCGGCAACAGCAGCCTTGATCAGTTTGTTGTATTTGCTTTTAACGTGCTTGCCGACGTGTTGAATTTTGATTCGTTGTGCCATGCTAAGACCTCAAAGTCAATTCATAAGTTAATGGCGTGTTGTCTTGCTCAGTTGTCCTCACTCTAATAATTTGATACACAACAGAACCAATAACAACGCGATCTTTTGTTCCAGGCGTTGTGGTGACGTCTTTTGCCGCCACAGTCAAAAGACGATCATCCGCCTGGATCAAATCATTAACCTCAGATTGCTTTACATCTTTAACCTGACCTTTCACCTCAATATCGCTTGTGCTCTCTGCTAAAGCGCCAGTCGTCGTGTTGTAAGCAGCTGGCGTAACGTAACGAATCGTTACCTCTCCGCCAAACTTGGCAACTAGCTTGCCGGCCGTATTTTTTAAAGCTTTAGCAAGAGACATCAGACGCTGTAAACAACGACGTGGCCTGATGTCAGCGTGATTGAAGTGAAAATCACTCCCTCGATGCAAGCGCCGTGATGAATGTCGATTGCAGACGGTGCGCCTGATCCGTTCTCTGTGATGCTGTCAGAAGTCATCGCCGCAATCACTGAGTTCTTAAGGGCTTCGACCTTGTAGAACCTGCCGGTATGAGCAGCAGTGTCGGTAATAATCGTCGCCTTGGAAGGCGAATAACCCATGCCCATGGTTAGCTCCGGCGAATTGCAATGTTGCCTGGTCCGCTAATTCTAAGGCTCGTTAAGTACCTTTCAAACATTGGCGGCACACGATCAGCACCAACTGCGCCGGTTTTATCAGGCGTGACGT